ATGCATTAACAGGACATATGTTCTTCGGCATGTTCTAATGGACAGTTTATATACTGTCAATGAGATAACGTATGGGCAAGCAATATTGTGGTGTCTGTATCCTTTCGGTGTCCTAGTAGGGTTAGAACTCTTTCTAAGGGCACTAAAGGATGACGACGATGATGACGATCCAGAAGGAGGGATTATGGTCCCTGCCTACGCACAAAATCCAACTTAATTACACCTGAGGAGCACAAGGTAAAATGACCAACTTTAAATCAACAATCAACTCTATCCCCCCATCAATGCATGGCATCCTAGAGTTCGCATTCTTCGTAGCAGTGGGGGTTGCTGCAGGAAACATGGGGTGGGTATGATGAAACCAGTCCCCTTAAAGGTAGTACCGTACATCTTCTTCGCATCTCTGATGCTGTCTACGATTACAGGGTTCCTACCCCAGTCTGTAATGACACTCACTTAAGTATTAATACTCATTCTTGAGTGCTTTACAAAACTTAGCATCTCTGCTATAATAAATAAATCAACTGGGTGAGGGAATCCTCACCTTTTCTATGTGCACCCCTCAAACCGAGACCTATAGGGTGGTTAAATCACGTCTCTCATACCTTCTCCTGAGGGTGGAGAAGGAATAATACCTTCAGTGTTCCCTGCACTAATACATAACCCTTATTCAAATGACAACTCTTTCACGTTCAAAACAACGCGGTGGTCTCCTCTCAGGATGGGACGAACTGTGTAACTGGGTCACCTCAGTTGACAATCGCATCTATGTTGGTTGGTTCGGTGTCTTGATGATTCCTTGCTTGCTCGCAGCAGCAACTTGCTTCATCATTGCATTCATTGCAGCACCTCCAGTTGATATCGATGGTATCAGAGAACCTGTTGCAGGTTCGCTCATGTATGGTAACAACATCATTTCTGGTGCTGTTGTTCCTAGTTCAAACGCAATCGGTCTTCACTTCTATCCTATCTGGGAAGCAGCAACTCTAGATGAGTGGTTGTATAATGGTGGACCTTTCCAACTTGTAGTCTTCCACTTCCTTATCGGAATCACAGCATACTGTGGTCGTCAGTGGGAACTTTCTTACCGCCTTGGTATGCGTCCTTGGATCTGTGTAGCATACTCTGCTCCAGTGTCTGCAGCATTCGCTGTGTTCTTGGTCTATCCTTTCGGTCAAGGTTCTTTCTCTGACGCAATGCCTCTTGGTATTTCTGGTACTTTTAACTACATGTTCGTGTTCCAAGCAGAGCACAACATCCTTATGCACCCATTCCATATGCTTGGAGTAGCAGGTGTATTCGGTGGTTCACTCTTTAGTGCTATGCACGGTTCTCTTGTTACTTCTTCTCTTATCAGAGAAACTACTGAGCAAGAGTCACAGAACTACGGTTACAAGTTCGGACAAGAAGAAGAGACTTACAACATTGTTGCTGCTCATGGATACTTTGGTCGCTTGATCTTCCAGTATGCATCTTTCAACAACTCTCGTTCACTTCACTTCTTCCTTGCTGCATTCCCTGTGGTCTGCATCTGGTTCACTGCAATGGGTGTGTCAACTATGGCATTCAACCTTAACGGTTTCAACTTCAACCAATCCGTCGTTGACGCAGGTGGTAAAGTGATTCCTACTTGGGCAGACATCCTTAACAGAGCAGGACTTGGAATGGAAGTTATGCACGAGCGTAACGCTCACAACTTCCCTCTTGACCTTGCTGCTGCTGAGTCTGTGCCTGTTGCACTTACTGCACCTAGCATCGGTTAATAAATAATCCTGTTCGGGATATCTAAATAGAGGGGTAACACCCTCTATTTTTTTGTGTCTGCATATTATTATCCAGAAGGAAGTTTTGGACCTATCTGTGACGTAATCCTCCCAGAGGTAGTGACAGGTCCATATCTACCGTCCGAACTTAGGGACAGGGAGGAGGATGATGGCATCTCTGTAATCGAAGATCCTAGAACTGATATCCCTGGAACTCCTGACGGTGAGTACATGCCAAGATTTTTTCCAGGGTTACCAAGATTCAAAAGACAAAAATGTAAGGTAAGAGAAGATGGAACTTTCTATGACTGTGAGTATGAATATGATTTACCTGTTAATTGGGATTGTGAAGGACTAAACCCTCCTAAAGAAGGTTGTGCAGGATTCTTTCCAACACCCAACTTTGATTTTGATCCTTCTTTCTTTACACCTATCATTGGTCCTGACTCTTGTATCTCTTGGGATCCAGAAATTAATATCAAACCGATCAAGTATTATAAACCGAATGGTCTAACGATCACAAAGTATAGAAAACAAAGATCTACTCCACTAACATATCCTGTCACCAGTGAAACACAGGAAACTATTGTTGAGAATGATTTGACTGTGCAGTTTGACTCTACAGGTTCCAATCTTATTGTCACAGGAACTGCAGGTAATGGTAGAGTTGCACTGCAACTAGATTGGGATGACAGTCTGAAGACTGCACAGACTGCTTTAGGAAAGATTGAGGTCAATGGTCTTACATTCTTACAACACTACTGTAGAAACGTTGCAGACCTCTCTCCTACGCTCTCTGGCACCTCTCTGATGAGTTGGGGATCTGGAGCAGGTGAGCGTGGAGGGTTTAAAAAACCTGTTGAACATGATGGTATTGGTAATCAATATATTGCTTTTGGATCTGCGGGTACTTCTCCATTCAACTCTCTACAATCTACGAGAACTGCTACAGTCAATTTAGATCTGTCAGATGCAAATGTATTATTTGTGTATGCGATCATGGGTAATGATAAGAACGGTGGGGAGAGAGTTAACGATCCAGGTGAAGGACTTAAAGTAGTCTGGCCAAATGGAGATACAACTTCTTTTGATGGATTAGAATCGTATCAAGATAGTGATCAAAGTAGAAGCACTTGGGATCAACGTAACTCCAAGTTTAGATACTGTGAAACTCGTATTCCAAATGCTTATAGAACTTCTAATGTAAATGTACAGTTCAAACAAACTCTCACAAGCACTGGTGGTGAGTTGAGAAATGATCCAACTATTTCACTTGCAGCATTCTTCAACCAACTAGGTAACATTGAAATTACTGGACAAGGATCTGGTACTCTCACACTTAACTTTGACTGGGATGATAATCCAAACACATATGGTCAGGCAGTAAATACAATCGAAGTTGGTGGTCAAACTTTTACTCAGAGTGGTAGTGGTGGAAGTCAATCAAAAAATATATCTATTTCTGCAGGACAAACTATCAACGTTACATACAACTCAGATAATCTAAACTATCGTTTGGTTGATAACGGTAGAGTTGTTTGCTTGATGGACAGGGATAACGATGATTGTAATGCAAATCTTCGCATCGGTAATATCAGTATGGATCCTGTTGCAAGTCAAGATCCAAACTGTTTTGATAGTATTGGCATCGCAAGGATTGGATATCGTGGTGGTAATATAGAAGATAAAGTGAACAAAGGAAGTATTAGAAAGTCTAAGAACTTTGCTGCAGGAACATATCCAATTACATATACAGAAAGAGCACAAACACCTGATCGTGATAGTTCTCTTGCAAAACTTAAATTCAAAGACAATGATGGCAATGATACTAACGCTACGTTTGCAGCAACAAATGATGGTGATGATCAAACTACTGTTGTCACACAGGGATACTGGAGTGACGAAGGAAACAAGTATGCTGTATGGGTGAACCCAGAGCAATGTACTTTACCTCTTGAGACACAGCAGGTAACTTATAAGATTCCTATTCCTGCTACAGACACATACACGATCACTGGTGGTAGTGATGATAGGATGTCTGTATTCTTGAACAACTCTACTACTCCACTCACAAACTTCAATGATGTCCCTGGTGGTATCTTTGCAGGTGGTTCATATACTACACCTTACTCCCAAACTCTTACTCTGAATGCAGGTGAATTAATCTTATCAGTGAACTGTTTCAATAGTGCAGCAGGTTTCCTTGACGGTGATGGTTTACCATTCGGTAGTGCATATGATTGGGCAAGAAATCCAGGTGGATGGTATCTTAAAATCTGTAGAGGAACTTCTTGTTGGGGTGGCAATACCGATCCTTGGGTTAAGTCAGGACCTCACCAAGCATGGAATGCTTTGATGAATGAGTATGCTGTATACCCATCTAGTGTGGAGACACTTAGTGGTACACCTCATAGTGCAACCGCAAGTATTAATATTACACAAGCAGGTAACTATGAACTAGAAGTATCTGCTGATAACAGTGCAACATTCACATGGGATGGAGTAACTGTAGGAACAGCAACTGGTTTTACGAGTAGTTCAATTATAAATATCAATAACGTAGGCATAGGACCTCATTCACTTGGGGTCACAGTAACAAACAACCCACCCGCTTCGGGTAACGCTGACAACTGGTCAAAAAATCCAGGAGGTGTTGCATACAGATTGAAATATGCATCTGGTTCTACAGTAAATGCAACTTTCGATTCTAATGGGAACATCGTAACTACAGGTTCTGGCAGTAGAGAGTTTTCTTTAGCATTCCAATGGGATGATAATCCAAGCAGTTATGATACTGCTCTAGGAACCTATCGAGTAGCAGGAGAAAATTTTGTTCAGACTCCTGGAGTTACATCAGGTAGCACCACTAAAACAGTTACACTAGAAGGAGGACGTACTTACACTGCAGTCATCGTTGATAACTCAGGAGGATTTGTAGTTCAACAAAGTGGCACTAGATTATGTTTTAGAGATCTTGATGGTAATGATTGTAATGCACAACTTGACATAAGCGCAGGTAGCAGTGTAGACTTATATGCATCAACATCAATAGACCTGACAAATCAATCCTCATTAGATACTACGGGTAATCTGATTTGGACAACGAGAGACGCTACAGGTTATGAAATTACAGAAGTTGCATCCGAAGGAGGGTACTAATGGAACTACCAAAGATTAAGAATGAAGATCTACCTAAGGAACTCAAAGAGATCTTAGGTGATGAAGACGCAGAATTTGAAGCGATCATGGACCCCATGGACTATATTGATATTCAATTTGATCCTGATGCATGGTATGAGGGAAGAACTAAAGTTGCTGAGATGCTAGTTGAATCAAGAAAAAAACTAGAGGAAATCCGTCATGAGATTAAAAGACACAATAAAAGCAGCGAAAAAAATTATTAAGGCACGCAAAAAGAACAAAATGTGCTATACTAAGGAGGAGGTTATGTATGCTAAACTTCTTAAGAAACGTGCCGAGCAGAAGTTGAAGGAGAAACATTTAGACACATCTTCGACCGACTCTTGACAAAACCTTAAGATCGTGGTAGTATAAATACTCGGTAACGGAGGGACGCCTCCCGATTAAGTATTTCCGAATGCCTCAATTACTCGCGCTAGGTCATCTTCAATCCACCTAACACGAAGTCATGTCGAGACTTCTATCATCTGCGGGTAAACAAATTCCGCAAGTAAATTCTTTAAACAAAATGTCTATTAAATCTGTAATCGCAGCAACTGTTGCTGCCCCTCTTCTCGCCTCTGGTGCTGCATTCGCAGGTCCTTATGTGAACGTGGAAGCAAACTCTTCTTGGACTGGTTCAAACTACACTGGTACAAATACTGACGCTCACGTTGGTTGGGAAGGTACTCTTGGCGAAGATGCTTCTTACTACGTTCAAGGTGGTGCTACTTTCGTATCTCCTGATGGTGGAGAGGCAGACACTGTTCCTTCTGGTAAGGCAGGTCTTGGTCTTGCATTGTCCGATGCTCTTTCTGCATACGGTGAGGTTTCCTTCCAAGGTTCTGGTGATGACAATATCGATCGCGGATATGGCACGAAGGCAGGTCTTAAGTACTCCTTCTAGTATCGTTGCTATATAAAATAAACCTAGGGGATCTAAGGGTCCCCTTTTTTATTCTCCCTACTCATGCTAATGAACTTTGCTGTTTACACTCGTACTGGTTGTCCTTACTGCACTAAAGTAAAACAAGTGCTTGAAGGAAAAGGTTATTCTTTCAGAGAATATAAATTAGGGGTTGACTTTGAACGCGATGCGTTCTATAATCAATTCGGTAACGGTTCTACCTTTCCTCAGGTAGTGCTGAACAGTACTAATCTTGGTGGTTGCACTGAGACTGTACAATACCTCCGTGAAAACAATCTTATCTGATAATGGATGAATTTTATGATCTTGTTGAGCGATCTATTGATTGCGCCTTTGAAGAAAACAAATTTTATTTTCATGCTTATGACTATCTAAAGTCTAACAAGATCAAGAGGAAAGAGATAACTGAGTTTATTGAATCCTCTACCGCTGATACAATCTCACAACTGTGTTATGATTTAGAAGCGTACATTAAGGGTGGATCTGATTCTGATCATCGATTCATTCGTGAAGCGTATGGTCACCTTGGTAAACCAAAGGCACGAAAGATCAAAGACTATTTGTATCGCATCTTACAAGATGCCTGGCAATATGAAAGAGATCGTAGACCAGGACGCAGGAAACCTTCTAAATAATATCAGTTTAACTATAGGAGGTTGGTTTCCATATAAACACTTTTACCTAAGGAGGAAACCATGCTAATCGCACTAGCAGTTCTTGTTACCATCGGTGCATTCTTTCTGGGAATCACTGTATCATGGTTGGCAAAAGGATACGTTGAAGATTTTATCGAAAACGCTGCCTATGCCAAGTCTGTGACACACCCTGAGATGCTTGATGAAGACGGTAACATTCTACATGATGAACTTATCTACGTCAGACCAACATCACCTTGGGACATCCAAGATCTTGACGATGACGAAGACGATTGATTTCATTATACTAAAATCATTATGGCAACACGAAACATGGATAACAGCAACCCTAGGTTGCTGATCAGTGAGGTACTGAGAAAAGTATCTAACGCAAAAACAAAAAAGGAGAAAATAGAGATTCTCCATAAGCATAATAGTCAGGCACTCAGGTCAATCTTGATCTGGAACTTCGACGAGAGCGTGGTCTCCATGCTCCCAGAAGGTGATGTACCATACACACCTAACGATGCACCTGTAGGAACTGATCACACTCGCTTAGAGCAAGAGTACAAGGGTCTTTATAGGTTCGTCAAGGGTGGTGCTGATAAACTACCCAGTCTGAAAAGAGAATCTCTATTTGTCCAACTATTAGAAGGACTCTCTGCTGAAGAGGCAGAACTTATTTGTCTTGTAAAAGATAAGAAGTTGAGTTCCAAGTACAAACGCATTACTAAAGCAGTGATCCAAGAAGCATTTGATCAAATCGAGTGGGGGCAAAGAAGTTGAAAGTTCTTCATGAGAACTGTGACAAAGAAAAGGCAAACGATACTTCGTTGCCTTATACTGCCTACCTTGTAACCTATAAGGTAGATGGTAAAGAACGTTATGACATTTCTATTTGCCAGAAGGCAGTAGAACTATTTGATTATTATTATGACCTCTACAAGAAAGACTTTGTAACCTTTACTCAGACAAAAGGTAACGTAAACCCTAAACTGTGGCAAGATCCCACTGAAAAGAAAACCGCTAAGAAAAAGAAAACCAGATGAATGTTAGTTTGATTTCGGTCACTCCCGATGCGGAGAAGACTATTGGTTATGTAGCACGAGTAAGCAATCCAAAGAATCAGGATAACCCTAAGGTATCAGGGTTACTGAAGTACTGTATTAAGCATGGTCACTGGAGTGTTTTTGAACAAGCGTTCATGACTCTAGAAATTTTTACGACGAGAGCAATCGCTGCCCAAATTTTGAGGCACCGTTCTTTCACATACCAAGAGTTTTCACAACGCTATGCAGACAGTACTCTTCTCGGTGGAGTAGCATTACCGAAACTCAGACGACAGGACGATAAGAATCGTCAGAACAGCATTGATGATGTTGATCCTTTCTTAGTTCAAGAGTATGATATTAAGATGCGTAAGGTTATCGATAATGCCTTTGCACTTTATGAAGACATGCTCTCTCGCGGTATTGCCAAAGAGTGTGCTAGAATGATTCTACCTTTGTGTACACCTACCAGAATCTATATGTCAGGATCTCTTCGATCTTGGATGCACTACATAGAGTTACGATCTGGTCATGGTACACAACAGGAACACATGGACATCGCTAACGAATGTAAGCAGATCTTTGTGGAACAATTTCCTATTATTTCAGAAGCAATGGAGTGGAACTAATGCCTACTTACCCAGTAAAAAACAAAGAAACTGGAGAGACAAAGGAACTCTCCATGACAATGAAAGAGTATGATCAATGGCGAAAGGATAACCCAGACTGGGATAAAGACTGGTCTGCGGGTGTAGGTGGTCACATGTATGGCACACCTAAGATGGATGATGGTTTCAAAGAAGTCATGTCCAAAGTACAAAAAGCACATCCTAAAGCGAACTTGAGTCGATTCACCTAAATTATGGCAAGAGCAAGAAAAGGAACTAACGCTCCTAAAACTTTTCCTAACGGT